CCCGCTGTAGCGATGCAAAAGGTCGCTGTCGCGTTCAACCAGTTCGCCGACAGCGGCGCGAAGTCGGCGGCAATGACCGCGCTGACGGGCAAGTCGGCAAAAGAGGCGGCACCGTATCTGCGCGATCTCGCGACGGAAACCGGCATCACGGCGAAGGTGACGGCAGAGCAAGCCGCCGCCGCCGAGGAACTGCAAAAATCTTATCGTCGCATCACGACCGCGTCGGCGGAAGCTAAAGAAGCAATGGCGCGCGAACTGATTCCGACGCTGCAAAAAGCAATCGACGAATTTAACGAAGGCATCCGCGTCGCGGGCGGATTCTGGAACGCGCTGAAATTGTTCGGCACGATTAACCCGCTGAACACGGTCGGCGAAAATATCAAGAGCGTGCGCGGCGAGATCGACAAGCTCAACGATACGCGCGCGCGCTTGATCTCGCAGGGACGGACGGGCTGGCTCCCGCAGGTCGACCGGGAACTCGCGGCGGCGAAAAAACAAAAAGAGTTTTTAGAATTCCAGCAACGCGCCGAGGCGCTCGCGCTGAACAAAGGCAAGGGACGCGGCGAGTCGAAGGATGACCGCGTCGCCGACGGATTGAAACAATTAAAGTTTGACCCGCTCGACAAAACGAAAAAAAAGGCCGACGACGCGGCGAAGGCGCTGCACGAACTCAATGCCGCGTGGGTAAAAAATATCGACCAGATTATCGAAGTCGAGCACGCAACCGGCATGGCCGCGAACGAAGGCAAGTCGATGCAGCAGACTTTAGAGGAACAGGAAAAAGCCGCCGCGCGAACCGCCGAGGCATGGGTCAAGATGATTGACCAGATCGAGGAATACGAACGCGCGACCGGACTCGCGGCGAACGGCGGCAAGTCGATGCTGCAAGTGCAACAGGACACGCGCAAGGAACTTTCCGAAACAGATAAATTGCTTGAGGCGCTCGCCGACAAGGTCGACGGCTACTCGCAAAAAATCGCCGAGGCGTTCGTCGACTTCGCGACCGGCGCGCAGGATGCGAAATTTTCATTCACTGATTTCGTGACGTCGGTATTGCGACAGATGGCGCAGATGGCGACGCAAATGCTGTTGATCGAGCCGCTGATGGCGAGCTTTAAAAAATGGCTCAAGGATTTGAACACCGCGACACCGGGCGGCGATAGTTTTCTCGCGAAACTTTTCGGCGGCGGCACCGGCACCCCGGCAGCGGCGACGGCGTCGAGCGGCGGCGGCATCGAATGGGCGAAAGGCGGCGCGATCAAATCGGCGTCGCTCTCGCGCTACAGCGGCGGCGTGTATGACTCGCCGCACTTTTTCGAGGTCGCGAAGGGCGGCGGAATCCGCGAAGCGGGTGCCGAGGTGATCCTGCCGTTAAAGCGCGGCGCAGATGGCAAGCTCGGCGTCGACACGAGCGGCGGCGGCGGCGATGTGCAGGTCAACGTATACAACGAGGCGCGCGCCGAGGTGCAAACGAAAACGCGCAGCGACGTCAACGGCAATCGCATCATCGAGGTGCTCGTGAAAGAAGCGGTCGGCAACGCGATCAAGTCGGGCGCGTTCGATGGCGTGATGGGCGCGACGTTCGGATTAAACAGAATGGGAGCGCGCTGATATGCCCGACAACGTGTGGCCGCCCGGCATCAGTCAAGCGTTCACGTCCGATGCGTTCGCGGAGAAACCGCAGGACGTCACGATACGCACCGACATGGACACCGGACCGCCGAAAGTGCGGCCGCGGTTTTTTAATCCGGTGCGCACTTACTCGTGCGAAATTATTCTGCGCAACGCCGCCGAGTATGAAACGCTGCGCGATTTTTATTATGTGATCTGCGCGGGCGGCACCGACACGATACTACTCGCGCATCCGATCACCGGCGACCCGACTTCGTTTCGCTTCGCCTCGCCGATTGAGTTCAGCGCGATAGGCATCGCATGGCGCGCGACGTTTCAACTGGAGGCGTTGCCGTGAGATCACTGTCAGCCAATGCGGTGCTGTCGCTCAACGCGCTCGAAACGGGCAACGCGTTTTTTTTCCTGATTGAGATCACGCACGACGATTTGCCCGCGCCGTATCGCTTCGTCAACAATACCGAGGACGTCGTGAGCAACGGCATCACGTGGACCGCTTACCCGTTCGCGCTGACGCTCGCGGTCGACGACGGGCAGACGCAACCGAATGTCGATATCGAATTCGACAACGTCGACCGCGAGTTGATCGACGTCATTCGCGGACTCGTGAGCACGCCGATAATTAATCTGTATCTCGTGCTGTCGAACATGCCCGACGTTGTCGAGTTGAGTTTGACCGACTTAGAGTTGACCGATATTAGTTACGACCTGAAAAAAATCAGCGGGCGTCTGATGTCGGGCGATCTGCTCAATGCGCCCTACCCGTGCGACTCATACGACCCGGCGCAATTCCCCGCAATTTTCTTTGTGCTGATGCTCGGCGTGAGTCTTTTATTCCCGGCGTCGCCGTTTTTCTAATGCGCAACCTTCGCGAATATGTCGGCATCCCGTTTCGTGATAAGGGATTCGACCCCGTCAGCGGTTTAGATTGCTGGCAACTCGTGCGCCTGTTCTACCGGCAAGAGTTCGGCATCGCGCTGCCTGATTACATGGCGTTGTATTCGTCGTCGCTCGATATGAACGGGGCGAGCGACGCGATACGCATCGGCATGAAGGATTGGAACCACGTCGACACGCCGAAGTATGGCGACGTGCTCATATTCCGCATCACGTCGGCACCGTGGCATACCGGCGTGCGGCTCGACGGCGGCAACATGCTGCACACCGACGAGGGACACGGGAGCGTGATCGAGCCGATCAACGGGATACGCTGGCGGCATCGTCTATGGGGCGCGTTCAGATGGAAGTCGTAAGCCAGCGTTTTGACCATCGGCGCGCGCGCGGCTTCGTCGCCGAGGGGATGACGTGCGCGCAACTCGTCGACGCGTTCGCGCCGCCGATTGATCGCGAGTATGTCGTGTGCCTCATCAACGGCGTCGCGATTCCGCAAGCATGGTGGGCGCGCGTCACGCCGAAGGCGCACGCCGTCGTCGTCGTCGCGATCACGCCCGGCAAAGGCGGCGGCAAAAATCCGCTCGCGTTGATCGCATCAATCGCGATTGCGGTCGTCGCGCCGCAGATCGCGGCGGGCTTGCTCGCGGGCACGAGTTACGCGGGCGCGGCGACTATCGGATTCGGCATCACGTACACGCAGGCACTCGGCACCGCCATCGGCTTCGTCGGCAATATGCTCGTCGGTATGCTGTTCAAGCCATCGGCCCCGTCGATCTCGGCGGCGACGTCGGCGGCGGGCGGCGGCGGCGGCTCACCGACTTACTCGCTGCAAGGGCAATCGAATCTGCTCGACCCGTTCGGCCCGGTGCGCCGCATCTTCGGGCAGCATCGCTGCTATCCGACCGTCGTCGGGCGTCCCTATGTCGAAGTGTATGGCGACGACCAATACATGACGACGCTTTACGACATCGGCGCGGGCGACTATGACGTGACCGACGTGCGCATCGGCGCGTCGCACATTAATTATTTTCAAAACGCCGAGTACGTGATTCACCGCAACACGGCGGCACCGTCAACCGCGTGGTATTGGGGCGCGCGTCACGGCGACGCTTATAACTTGCAACTCGGCACCGGATGGACGCAAGTCGACACCGCGCTCGACGCCGGTTATTTTGTGCTCGCGTTCGCGTTCGGCAACGGCGTCGCCGCCATCGACGAAACGAATGGCGCGATCACACAGCACACCGTTCGATTCCAAATCGAATGGTCAGACTACGGCGTCAACAACTGGCAACCCATCGAGGCGGCGTACTGGTGGGCGTCGTCGCGCCCGATGCTCGGCAACGCAAGCGCGGTGCTCAACATCACCGGCGGCTATGGGATGCGCACCGGCGGAAACCCTGACGGTCCGAACACCGAGATCAGGGGTTACTACCAAGGCGAAGCGGCTATCGTTTTGGAGTCGACGAGCGTCGCGATGTTTGCGGGCGCGCATTTCATTTTGAACGGCGTCAAATACACAACGCTCGGCGACATCGCGGTCGGCGGCGCGACGTTAATCGGCATTTCGCCGCCGCTGCAAACCGAAATTATCACGGAGGTTAGAGAGTTAGACGGAGAGGGACACGTCACCGGCTCGCAGTACGTCGAGCCGCTGACCGTCACCGCTTACGCCGACAGCGGCACTTATTACATTACCGACTCGCGCGTGCGCCAGCTTGCGTTGAGCGTGACGGTGCGACCGCTCGCCGCGATGGTCGCCGGGAATCGCTACTCGATACGCGCGCGCCAGATCGACGGCTTCGGCGACGAGCGCATCGTGTTCGGCGATCTGACGCTCGCGGGTGTTGCGACGATCAGCGCGAGCGCGATAGCGATCAACCTGCGTCATCCGCACACGCTGATGGAATTGCGCGTGCGCGCGAACGATCAAGTCAGTGGCGTGCTCGAAGAAATTTCCTGTCTCGCGACGTCGTATCTCTGGACCTATAGCGCGGGCGTATGGACGTATCAACTCTCGCGCAGTCCGGCGTGGGCGTTGTGGGAAATTCTCACCGGCTCGATGAACAAGCGCCCGGTGCTCGCGAGCAAAATCGACGTGGCTTCGTTCGAGGCGTGGGCGAATCTTTGCGCGACGACGCACCCGTCGACGGGCGAGGCGCGCGCCGAGTTCGACATGGTCGTCGATTTCAACACGACCGTTTTCGCGCTCGCGCAAACCGTGACGGCCGCAGGGCGCGCGACGCTGACGCCCGGCGACGGCGTGTTGCGCGTCGTGATCGACGAGCCGAAGGTGACGCCGGTGCAAGTGTTCACGCCGCACAATTCGAAATCGTTCAAAGGCTCGCGCACGTTCGTCGAAGCGCCGCACGCGCTGCGCGCGAAATTTATGAGCCGCGACTCGTGGAAAGTCGAGGAAGTTGTCGTCTATAACGACGGCTACAGCGCGGCGAACGCGACCGTGTTCGAGAACATCGAACTACCCGGCGTCACGCGCCCGTCGCAGGTATGGTGCGATGGTCGCTATCGCATGGCGCAGGGAATTCACCGCCAAGAAGTTTGGACGCTCGAAGTTGATTTAGAAAATTTGATCTGCACGCGCGGCGATCTCGTGCATGTTGCGCACGACGTGCCGAAGCTCGGCGGATTGCCCGCGCGAATAAAGGATGTTCAATACACGGGACCGCTCGCGACTCAATGGACGTTGACCGAGCCGCTCGATCTGCAAGGCACGCCGAGCGCGTTCGGCTACACGATACGCTCGGGCAATGGCGTCGTGCATCAGGGACAATTCGGCACGCAGATCGACGCCTACACCGTCACCCCGGCGACGCCGGTCGCGGGCATCGCGGTCGGCGATCTGCACGTATGGGGCGAGATGGCGCACATTACCTATCCTTTCCTCGTCGCCGCGATCAATCCACAAGCCGACCTTGCCGCGACGCTGTCGCTCGTGCCGTATGCGGGCGATGCAATTTTCGGCGCGGACGTCGGCACGATTCCGCCATACGTCCCGGTCGTCGACGACGATCTATCGCAGATCGCGCCGCCGCCGATCTCGGCGGTGAACGTCTTGCAGCGCATTGTTTACTTGAATCGCCGCCCGCTGCTGTCGGTCACATTCGATTGGGCGAACTACATCGCGTCGACGTTCGTCGCGTACGAGGTTTGGCTCACGTGGGATTTGAACACGACGGGATTATGGCAATTGCTCGGGCGCACGAACTCGCCAAATTTTCAATGGCTGATGGATATCGATCTCGCGGCGTTTCCGAATTACCCCGGTTCGAGTTTTTGCGTCAAGGTGCTCGGCGTCAACGCGTTCGGCGGCAAGCGCACGCTTGCGGAAACGGCGGCGACGTGCGACGAGTTGCTCGGCGACACCGCCGCGCCCGCCGCGCCGCCATACTTCGAGCTTGATTTGAAGCGCGACACGATCACGCTCAATTGGGAACACCCGAACGAACCGGACATCGATTTTTATGAGGTGCGATACGACCCGAACATCGTCGACGCGTCCTATGCGCAATCGACCATCGTCGCGCCGCAGATCGCCTACCCGACGCGCTCGATGGATATCCCGGCGCGGCTCGGCACTTACTTTATAAAAACGGTCGACACGTCGGGCAATCGCTCGATTGAATTTGCGAGCGCGTTTACACCGGGCGACAACGTGTGGCAATTAAATGCGATTGCGACATGGGACGACGCGCCGACGTGGGCGGGCATCAAAGATAATTTCATGTTGTCGGGCACGTCGCTCGAAACCATCGCCGAGTCGCCGGGCGTCTATCCGCTGCGCGCGGAATATTATTATGCGGACCTGTATGACGGCGGCGAAATTTATCAAACGCGATTCACTTCGAAGATTGTCGCGGCGGGTGTCGCGCTCGACTCGATCATGGCGACATGGATACCGCTCGCGATTGCCGACCCGATACTCGGCTCGGTCGCGCTCGACGACGGCGGCGAATCGTCGGTCGCCGAGCTTATCGACGTGTGGCACGAGATACGATGGGTCGTCGTCGAGGATGTCATGGCCGATTGGCTACCGCTCGCGAGTGCTATCCCGCTCGGCGTGGGCGAAGCGAGCTTCGGCGTGTGGCGGCGTTTTCAGGTCGGCGACTTTATCGGCGAAAAATTCCAGTTTCGATTGATCGCGCAATACATCGGACCCGATGCCGTGCCCGACGTCGGCGCGCAGATCGCCGAGGCGATTATCGAAATCGATATGACCGACCGCATCGACGGACGTTATGACGTGATCTGTCCAATCGGCGGCGTGCATGTCGCCTACAATCCCGCGTTCAAGGCGCGCCCCGTGCTCTCGATCACGCCCGACAATGTCGTCGCGGGCGACACGTACACGATCACGGGCGCGGACGAAAACGGATTCGACATTGAATTTTTTAACGCTGCCGCATCCGTCGCGCGGCAATTCGATTGGCTGGCGAAAGGCTACGGCGCGCGCAGCGCGGTCATCATCGACGCGCTCGTGCGCAAGGGCACGCGCAAGCCGAGGCAATTCGTGACGACACGATTAAAACATCAGGAGGCAGCATGAGTCAGTTTGATTTCGGCACCATCGACCCGAACGTAAAAACCGGCACGCAACTCGCTGCCGATCTCAACGATTGGCGCGACGCGATGCACAGCACGCACGCGGGCGCGGCTCGCCCGTCGTATGCGGTGCCCGGCATGTTGTGGTTCGATCAAGTCAGCGGCACCGAATGGGATTTGTATGTTGCGACGGCGAGCGGTGACGTCGCGATCACATCGATCAACCCGACGACGAACTACGCGACGCACCGCTTGCCCGACGGCACGCTCGCGCTTCCGGCGCTGTCGTTCATCAACGAGCACGATATGGGTTTGTGGCGAAGCGCGCCGCAAGCGATGCAGTTCGCCGTCGGCGGCGTGGCGATTCTCGGCATCACTGACACCGCCGTCGCCGTCACCGTGCCGCTGATCGCGAACGATGACATCACCGCCGTCGGTGTTGTGGCCGCGCAGAATGTTCACGC